AATAGCTAGAAAATTACAAGCAGGTGTAGAAGGTATCGGGGTTCAAGGTTTAGGCGGTACTGGTAATATTACTGCTGAGATTAAACAGAGAACCGCCCTTCAGAAAAAAGCAGAAACTTTAACTCAAAGATCACTTACAGGTTATAACCCTTCTGATACTACAAAACTTGAGAGAGCTATAAAATCGGCTAGAGGCGCTAAAAGTGCTGCAATTACAGAATGGTTTTATACACAAGCCTCTCCAAAATTTAGAGATGATGTTTTGACTACCATAGATCAAAAGCTGGCTAACTTTATAAATATAGTTTATGTTGACGATAAGGGTCCTTTAAGCAAGCCTCAAGCATATATTGTTCCTGGTGCAGCTAAAAAACTTAATTTACGTAATCCTGCAAATGGTAAAAGATTCCTAGTCCCTGAATTTAGAAGTGGTTCGATACAGTTTCGATTAAATAAAACAGCAGAGCAGTTTCTTGAAAAAGAGTATATTAACGTTACCGATAAACTTTTTAGACGTATTTCAAGTAACTTTGGAAATAAGTTAATTAAATACTATCTAACTGATCCTAACAAACGTATATCAAGAGCAATGGATCAGCTACCCTTGATAAAAAAATTCGGCAAAGATAATGTTGTAAGATCTCTTGCTGAACTTATTTACTTTGCTTCAACGATAGACCCTTCTTTAGGCGGCAAACCTTTTGCTTTAAGAGCAGAGTCTGGGGCTAGAGGAGCAGGACCTATTACTGCAGGCGTTGGGGCTAAAGCTTCACGTAGAAAAGCAGACACTAAACAGAGAGTGTTATCAGAAGTGCAGTTGTCAGAACTAGTTAGAAAAGCTATGGAACAACGAATGCCTAAGGGAGTTCCAGGAGGTCCTCCAGACCCTACTCCAGGTATTTTAACATACAGAACAGGTAGATTCGTTGAATCTACTACGATTCTTAGTATTAATACAAGAAGAAAAATCATCAACTATACCTATGATCCAATTTACAGAGTTCACGAGAACACCTATAAACCTAACGATTTAGTTGCTTCTACGATACGAGAGATTGCCCAACAGTATTTTGGACAACGCTATGCACTTTTTAGGAAATAATCATGACAACAAATAGAAGATCAGAAATAGTAGATTTATTAATCACCGAACTAAAAAATATTAACGGAGGAACATCTACTTATGATGCTACTTATACTTATAATGTAGACCTCTTTAATAATGTGTTTCGTGGCGTTAAATTTTTAGACGAAGTGAACGACTTTCCTGCGATTTATCTAGCTGCTGGAGCCGAAATTCGTGATTTTGAATCTTTAAGTTTGACGGTAGCAACATTAGACGTTACTATAAGAGCATACGTTTATGGAGAGGATAATTCTCAAAGCCTCGCGGATGATTTGTTAGAAGACATAGAACATGTCATCTACTCATTGGGAGACTATCCAGACAAGGGAATACAAGATATAATAATAGAAGGTATTACCGTTGACGAAGGATTGGTTGAGCCTTACGGTCTTGCCGAGGTAAACATACAAGTAACCTATAGGTTAGAAAACTAAGGAGAAAAAAAGATGGCATCTCTTAATCTACAGAGAAATTCTGAAGTGTTCATGTCAACTATTGACTTGATTAATGGTGCGGCTGTAACTTCAATGACCCCAATGAATACTTGGAAACTTGAAGTTCTTGCTGGTTTTGCTGTTACATCATCATCCGCCACACAGGATATCACTTCACTCGAATCTGGTACTAATCCAGATCGTTCACAACAGCGTTTCAACACTGCTATTAACCCAGTAGATTGGAACTTCCAAGTCTACTTACGTCCTACAGATGTTAATACTGGTGCTACTTCTGGTGGTACAGGTGCAGGTACTAACGAGTCAGGTAACGTTAAACCAACTGCTGATTGGTTCATGTGGCAGTCAATGGTTTCAAATACCAAAATCGCATCAGGTACTAACGAACAGTCTGTTTGGGCTGACGGAGGTAAGCTTGAGACAACTAATGTAGCTGCAGGAACTGGTTCACATTCAACACGTTCTAACTTCTCAACAGCTACTGAAAATCATATCTACTTTAAACTTGATAACGTTATTTATCAGGTATCAAACGCTACAGTTAACCAAGCTACAGTAGACGCAGGCATCGAAGAGATTGCTACAGTCACATGGGCCGGCTTTGGTACAACAATGAAAGAACTTACCGGTACACCTCGCGATAACGCTATTTCAGTGTTTGGTGGCGTTCTTAATGACGGCTCAACAGCTACTGCTAACTCAAACTCTGCTGCTATGTCAAAGACCATTGCATACCACCCATACGGTGAGATGAACGTAGCAGGAGCAATTGGCACCAACTCATTTATTAAGAATCGTTTGAGTGCTATTGAGTTCCATCATCAAGCTTCTGCTGGCGCAGCTGATGAGAAGTTTACCTTCCCAGTTACAGCACTTAGCTTTGACTACAATAACAATATTACATACCTGACACCTGAAGAAATTTCAGCCCTGAACGAGCCAATCGGTCAGTTCACAGGTACTCGCGCAGTAACAGGTTCTGCTACTATGTATCTTCGTACTGGAGATCTTGAGTCAGCTGGCTTCTTGCGCAACATTTCTGAAGATTCACGTACATCTTCAGCACAGACTTCAAACGCTAACCTGATTATCGGTGGAACAACTGCTCCATATGTAGCATTCCAGCTCGATGCAGTACAGTTTGAGTTCCCACAGATCGCTACAGACGACGTTATTTCAATGACTGTTAACTTTGTTGGTCAAGAACCAACAGCGTCACGCGGTACTGGCGGTGAAGTTTCAATCTTTGCTAAAAAGTCATAATATTTAAAATGTTTCTGAGGGGGAACATTATTTAACAACCAGAGAGTGTCCGTCACTTGCGATTCAAGGTTCCCCCTCACCTACGAAGAGCAGATATGTGACGGACACTTACATTATGAGGGGAAACCATGAGTAAAATTAAAAATATGATTGCGGAACAGTCGTCTATTTGGGTCGAATACCCAGATATTGAAGGCTTTGAAGTAAATCTTGCTTACCTAACACGCGAAGATCTTATGAAGATTCGTAACGCGTCACTTACCTATAAGTTCAATAAACGCACTCGTCAGCGCGAAGAAGAAGTCGACAATGATCGGTTTCTTGAAAACTATGCTGAAAAAGCTATCATCTCTTGGAAAGGCCTTAAAGTAAAGCATATGCCTGCTTTGATGCCTGTTGACATTTCTGGAATGGACGCCAATGATGATATCGAGTATAGTAATGAAGATGCTATTGAATTGCTGAAAAACTCAACTGTATTTGATCAGTTTATTACAGATACAATGAATGATTTTGAACAGTTCTCAAAGAAAAAAGCTGAGACAGACGCAAAAAACTAAGAGACTACCTCCAGGTTTCGCTTCACGGCGGTGGAATATCTACTGAACAGTATTTTACTATATGTGAACAAATGGGGGTAGAACCAAAAGAAGAGGACATACCAAAAGATCCTTCTACTTTTTCTCTTGAAGCACAACAAGCCTTAGTGCTTCTAAATGTATTACCCGATAACTGGGAAGGCATGAATGGGCTTTGGCTTGGTAAAGATTATAGTGGTTTGATGGACATTATGGATATTTATGATATATCTGAAAAGCGCGAAGTCTTTGATCTACTTAAAATTTGTGAAGAAGAGCTTGGAAAGTACTACTCTCAAAAGAGAAAAGAACAAGAACAACTCGCAAAAGCAAAGAGAGGAAAATAATTGGCTAGTAAAATTCAACTGCTATTTGAAGCAAGGGGAGGCGCTAGAGCAGCTAAAGAACTTGATCAAGTTGGTAAGTCTACCGAACGAGTAGGTCGCGCTCAAACCCGTCTTGGTCAAGCTTCCGCATCTGCTGGTCGTCAATTCGCAGCGCAAGCTAACGGTCTGGGCGGTTTAGTTCAAGCTTATGCTGGAGCTGCTGCTAACGTTTTTGCTATCACTGCAGCTTTTACAGCTTTATCAAGAGCTGCTGAATTTGAACAGGTTATTGCAGGTACTAATGCTTTAGCTTCTTCTATTGGTGCCAATGGTAGACAAATCATAGCATCTGTTAATGAAATAACTAAATCACAGCTTAATTTGCTTGAAACTGCTCAGACCGTGAATATCGGTTTAGCAGCTGGTTTTAACACTGAACAAATTAATCAACTCTCTGATGTTTCTCTAAGAGCTTCTAAGGCTCTTGGTAGATCTTTAACAGATGCATTCACTCGAGTATCTCGTGGTGCTGCAAAGCTAGAGCCCGAACTTCTTGACGAACTGGGTATTTTTACACGTATTGACCCTGCTGTTAGAGCCTATGCTGACTCTGTTGGTAGGTCTGTATCTTCTCTTACTAACTTTGAGCGTAGACAAGCTTTTGTAAATGCTGTTATTGAAGAAGGTCAACGTAAATTTAGAGACGTTGATACGAGTTCTAACTCTGCAGCAGTATCTCTTGAAAAGCTTTCCGCAACCGTCATTAACCTCGGACTTCAGTTTGGATCAGTGCTTGCTTCTTCTTTGGCTCCTCTTGCTGATTTCATCACTGATAATCTATCTAACTCTATTGCCCTATTCGGATTGCTGGCTAAACAAGTTGGCGGATTAGCCGCTACTGTTTTTGCAGCAGGCGTAAATTCTGCTGCCAACAGTCTATCTAATTTAGCTAGTACTGCTGCGACAGCGTTTAATAATATAAACCCTGCCTTTACTGAGGCTACTCGTAGAGCAGCTGCATATGCGGAGACATCAAAGCTTCTTAACTTTGGTAATCAAGCGCTAAAACAACAATCTGCTGAAGTTCTTAGATTGGTTGCTGCTCAACAGCTAAAAACTAAAGCAGATCTTGATAATGCAAGATCAACATTAATTAACTATCGTGAAACTATTAAGCAAAATATTGAGTTAGGTAAGTATGCAGACAAAACTCTTCCAACAGCTAATGCACAAGTAACTTTACTTACACGCAACATTAATAAGTTATCAGTAGCTATGAATGTGTCAAGCGGTGCGTCAAATCTTGCTTCGAGGGGTTTTGGGTTATTAAGTACAGGGATAAGCGCTGTTGGAGGTGTTTTAACCAGTACTATTACAAGACTTTTTACTCTTATCACTGTATTATCTTTAGCTCAATTAGCTATTGATGCTTTTTCTAAGGCCTTTGGTTTTGAAAGTGTCAACATTCTTGAATCTATTGTTAAACTTATTAAAGATTTGATTGACAGTTTTGGGGTTTTCAGCAAGTCGATTAAAGCTTTTAGCTCAGGTTTAAGAGAAGAAATGACTGCAGCTGCTGAAGCTGCAGGAGGACTTGCAGATGAGGTAGATAATAATGTCAACACAGCTTTGGAAAGTTTTACCAAGGTACTAAAACAAATAGATGATCAAAGAATTGAATATCCTTCTATAAAAGAAGCAGAAGCAAACAGGCAAACTATAGCCTTTCTCAATGAAGAAATTGAAAAACTAGCAGGCGACGGTAATAAAGCTGCGGCAGAGGCATTACGCGTTCTTGTAGATAGAATATTAGAATTGGGTAACAATAGCGTAGTAGCTGGTGTGCAATTTTCAAAACTTATTCTTCAGCTATCTAAACTTAGCGGAGTAGCCACGAAAGATGTATCAAGAATCGTTCAAGGTTTTGAGACACTTGGCGGCGCTATTGCTTTCACTACAGATGAGACTGGTTTGTTTATAGACAAGTTTCAAGTAGCAACTTTTGAAGACGGAGTTTTGAAATTTATACAAGGATTTGATCAAGTTTCTTCTATTTTAACTCAATCTATAGATAAGGTTGCAGATTTTAGAGCACAATTTGCTGCAGGAGCACTTAATGCTGAAAGAGCTGCTCAGGCCGTGGGAGCGATCAATAATACTATAGTTCAAGCAGAAACCGAATCTGCTAGATTGACCAACGAAATCAAAAGACTGAATGATCAAATTAAAACAGCAGAAGGAACTGAAAAAGCAAGACTCATTATTGTTCGACAAAATCTTGAGAGAGCACAAGAACTTCTTAATACTAAAATAGCAGAAGTAAGAATTGAACGTGAGTTAGCACAAGCACAAGCCTCAAAGCTAGCTAATGCCGAAGCTGAATTCAAAATTAGACAAAAAATATTTGGAAACGCTGGAGAAACTCTTTCAAGATCTGCTATTGGTGGTCTCGTATCTCCTGGAAGAGGCGTTGCACAATCAACTGACGAAGTGCAAACAAACAAGCTACTTAAATTACAAGAAGATTTGTTAACACTGAAGGAAAAAGAACGCAAGTTTAATCTAGAGAATCAATCATTGATAGCAGCTAGTGCTGTTATAAATAAACAAATAAAAGGACTTACTAAAGATCTATCAGAGTTTTCTCAAGAGCAGCTTTTGACTGATGGACAAGCTCGTAATGTAGCAGAACAAATAGCTGTAGCTAAACAGAAACAGAACGACATACAAGCAAGAATTGCAGCTAGAGACTCAGACGCTCTTGACGCACAACGAGGTATTTCACAAATTAATGACGCACTTTTATTAGAAAGACAAAAGTTTTTAGCGCAGGAGCAGAAAATTTTGAATGAGTTTGAAAAACAACTTAACGCTTCTAATGCTCAACTTGAGTCTGCAAAAAATAGTCTTAAGATAAATAGGCTTCAGAATGAGCAAAAAGTATTACAAGTTCTTAAACAACAAGAGTTAGCTTTGTTAAACCAAAAGAAATCTTTAGAAGAGCTATTTGGCACGTTTACCGATGCCAAAAATATTGAGTTTCTAAAAGATAAAGCGGAAATTGAACTAAGATTTGCAACGGAAGAAAATCAGAACAGAAAAGAATTAGCAAAAGCACAAAAAGAACAAACAATTGCACAAGCTAAGAGTGCTGAACTTAATAGAAGAGTACAAATAGCTTCTATTAGATCAAGGTCAAACGAGATTAAAAGTCAAGAACTAGTTTTTAATAACTTTTTAAAAAACTTAGATGAGGTTCTTGAGCAAAGAATTAAAGAACTTAATCCTCAAGCTCAAATTAAGAGTGTAAGCGAAGATAGATTTGGCTCTGTCCTTCCTGGAGGTGGCAAGTTAGGTACAGAGCTACAAACCATAGTTGATCAGATAGAAAAAAATTCTAAAACTATCCTTGAAACTCAAGAAAAGGCTGCCCAGGATACTTTAGATACAGCTGTGAAGGTTGAGGACACTAAGCTAGATATTTTAAGAAAAGCTCAAGATGCTGAAATTAAAGCTGCAGAAATTGCTGGATCAACTAGATTTAAAGTATACAAGTCTTTCGAAGAGGGCATAAATCAAACGCTAGCACCTGCCCTAGAAGGGGTGTTCCAATCTATTGCAGATGGTACATTTACTGTCAGAAATTTAAATGACGAGTTGAACAACTTCTTTAGGTCACTAATAGAAAATATTCGTAAGAAACTGTTACAAGAGACCTTGATCGATCCTATCACTGAGGGAGTAACTCAGTTTGCTAAGGATTCATTCTTCTCACCAACTGGTAATGCTGGAGGTACCAGCGCGTTTTCAGGTATTGGTAACTTCTTTACAGGTTTATTTGGCGGTAAAGCTTCTGGCGGTTTAGTACATATGGCAGGTGGTGGACAAGTTCGTGACCGTGTACCAGCAATGCTTGAGCCAGGCGAATTTGTTATTCGCAGACCCATGGCTAAAGCTATCGGTGGTCCTGTTCTTAATTCGATGAATGCTACTGGTTCAATGCCTACAGGCGACGTTCAAGTTAATATCACAAACCAAGGCACACCACAAGAAGCAACAGCTTCTCAACCTAAATTTGATGGTGAGAAATTTGTTATCGATATTGTTACTAGAGACCTTAGAAATAATGGTCCTATCCGTAAGTCATTAAGAGGAGGATTATAATGGCTACTTACCCTAATGATGCTACGGCTCCCATCACTGCTTTTGGGTTTATCTCTGAAGTTACGTTTGCCAATACAACAACTGAAACTTCTTTCAACCTATCAACAGCAGTAGATTTTAGAGGAGAAATCATAGCCATTTCTGATGGTGTTGTACAAGCAACTGACACATACACACTTTCCAATTCTGGAGGCACTGTAACATTTGATACAGCTCCAAACGCATCTAACTTAACTCTTAAAACAGTATCTATTCCTTCTCAGTTTAGAGTCACTCGACAAGAATTTTCTACAACAGTAGTAGAGTATAGCAATACAACTTCACAAGTAGTAGACGGCAATACCTACCTAATCAACGGTAACACTATATCATTTGCACTACCTCCGACAGCAAACGTAACTCAACCTTCAGAGATCATGGTGTTTTTATCAGGTCTAGCGCAAAATCAAGACTCATTTGTTTTCCCCTCTGTGGTTTTGGGTAATCGTGGTATTGATATTGCAGACAATGCAGCAACAAAGCTTCTTTTAAACTTTAATGGCAACTTAGACGACGATTCTGATTTTTCTCATACTGCAACTAAGCGTGGAGCAGGATCAGCCTCTTTTGATGCAAGTGAGCGTTTAATATTTGACGGTTCGGATGATTATGTGTTCCTTGAAGGAATGTCTGACTTTGATTTGAACGGTCGTAGTTTTACTTTAGACACTTTTGTCAAGCCTGATACAGGCACGTCAATGACTGCTAACCAGACACTATATTCTAGATACCAAGATGCAAATAACTATCATATTTTGCGCTTTGTAGGCTCTAACTCAAACGTTGGTTTCATTGTTAATAACGCTAATACAATAACCGAGATATATGGGGGCAATGCTAACGGCGGTTCTAACTATCATGTGGCAGTATCTTATGATGCAACGACGTCTAATATGAGATTATATGTAAGTAATGCCAAAGTCGCTCATACAAACTACCAAGCCCAGCCAGATACTACAGGCAATATTGCTATTGGGGCTAATACTTCAATAACAGGCAACGGTGAGTTTTTCAAAGGTCAGATTGATTTCGTTAGACTAGCCCATGCAGCTCGCTATAGAACAGAAACACACGTACCACTTTCAACATATACTTTAGGTCCTGATACAGGTGCCCCTTTAGGTTCTATAGATCCAAACGATCAGCTATCAATACGTATTTTCGATTCTGCCATTGACGTTCAAGACCGATTTACCTCAATGGTTGACAGAAAGCCGGACAGAGGAATAGGCTCTCAAAGAGTGTTTGACACTATCGTATTTAACTCACAGGCTGGTTATGAAAAGCGTAGGTTAAAGTCTCGTAGATCTAAGCGTTCATATGATCTTCAATATACTAACGTTACAGGTATAGAAAAAACAGCGATTGAGAACTTTTACGTAGCTCGCAGCGGAGAGTTTGAAGCTTTCACTTTTGATTTGGATCACATCAATGAATCTGGTACAATAACTACTAGATTTTCTGGACCTCTTCAAATTGAGCAAGTATTATCTACTGGTTCTAATCTTACTCAGAACTTTTATACAATTTCCTTTAACTTACAAGAGACTTATGACTGATGACAGCAAGAAACTATGATACTATACTTACCGTAGCTAATGCAACAGGCTTTGAATCAGGTAATGTTCTAGTAGGTAACACTTCTGGAACCGTTGGTGTTATAGCAAATGTTGATACAACCACTAACTTAATCAAAGTAAAGATTAATAATGTTCTTCAAGAATTTAGTTCAAGCGAAGCTGTACATTCTAATATTATAACTACCACTGGTACGGCTAATGGTGAACTAAACTCAAATACTGCCCTTCCTTTTCAGGCTAACGTGTTTAGCGGTAATACAACAACTGCTATCACTACCATTTCTTCTATCGCCCCAAGCGCTTTTATAGCGGAGAAAAATGCTTTTACACAAAATCCTGTAGTGAGGCTATACTCTGTGTATTATCCAGGAGAGTGGTATCCTCCAAACGCAGCTGGCAATCCGACAGGACAAGGTGAAGGTAGAGCGTATCCTAATGATTTTCCCTTACGTTTTGCAGAAATACGTGGAGATTTGATATCTGATCTTCAATATAATGTTATTCACGATGGTGACACATACGTTCCATACCCAATCAACTCTTCTGCAATAGAACAGTCTAGTGATGGTAAAATCAATGAGATTACAGTTACTATGTTTAACTTTGATAACTTAATCTCAAGGATAGTAGAGGATCCTTTCTTAGTCGGTAACAATATTTCAAACTCTGTTCAAGCTACCGTAAATGGTGAACTAGTTCATGGCATTGACCCTAGAACAGTGCCTGGCACTACTAGTAATCCTGACGGTCTTAACTATGATGTTAATGTTGTCGGTAGGTATGGTAGATCAAACGCATCTTTCACTCGCGAAGAAACTATTTCAGTAGGCGGCGAATGGCAAGAACAGAAAATGGACACAAGAGACTTGTTAGGCGGTGTAGTTGAGATTAAAACCACTTTTGCTAATTTCTTAGACTTTTGGCCTGAATATAGCACTCTCACTTACTCTGGTGGTAACGTTATATCTGTTTATAACGCGCTTCCGTACAGAGTAGGTGATAATGTTGTTTCTAAGACAGGCACTCGTGAAGCAACTATTGAATCAATAGAGGAAAATAGACTGCTTTTCTTGTCTAATCCATTAGATTCAAATACAGCTATAGGCACTCCTATTTACATTGTTAATGACCAAAAAGACACGGAATCTTATGTAGAAGATAAGTTTAAGATAGACCAACTTGAGTCTATGAATGACGCTACTGCTAGTTTTGGTCTTGTGTCTTGGTTACAATACTTTAAGATTGTAACACCTAAAAGAAAATATTACAAAAATACTTGTCAGTGGGTTTACAAAGGAGCTGAGTGTCAGTACCCTGGTCCAGGCGGTTTAGCCATACCAGGAACTAACTTAGTCTCTAATAATAATCCTATTGCTGCAAATAACGAGATTGCTGCTACAAATACTGGTGACGTTTGTGCTAAATCTCTACAAGCTTGTACCCTCCGAAATAATCAACAACATTTTGGAGGCTTCCCTGCAACGGGAAGAAGCATACCTCGTGAGTAAATGTATTTTACCTTGGATACACCAATACGGAGAACTAGACGGTAAATACGGTCTTTGTTGTTTTACTATAAACAGCGGAATGCAGTATTTGTTTGGTCAAGGATTATCTCCTGCAGAAGCTTTTAACTCCCAAAATATGAAAGATACCAGGCTTGCCATGCTTCGTGGTGAGAAGGTAGATGCGTGTTCTGTTTGTTATGACTGGGAAAAGAACGGAGTCGAAAGTCATAGAAACCGTATGAATGATATGTATTCTAACTTATCTTTTTTATATGATAAAACTAACCCAGACGGTTCTGTTAAAAATCCACCAATTTACTTAGATTTTAGATTTGGAAACCTATGTAATTTTACATGTCGTATGTGCGGTGTGTATGCGTCGTCTAGTTGGGCTAGAGAAGCTAAACATCACGGAGAAGTTGGGTCTAGAGAATCTACTCATATAGATGCATGGACGGATAATGATGACTTTTGGAGAGATTTAAGTACTTTTAAACAACATGTTAAGAGAGTACATTTCGCTGGTGGAGAACCTTTTGTGCAAGAAGGACATTATAAGTTTTTACAGTATATGATAGACCATGGACACACCGATTTATATTTAACCTACAATACTAATCTATCCTACAATGGATCATTCAAAGGATACGACATAAAAGAGATGTGGAAACATTTTACAAAAGTAGAAGTATGGGCAAGCATTGAAGGATATAAAGAAAAGGCTGAATACGGAAGAAAAGGTTTAGAATGGGATTTATTCGTAAAAAATGCTGAGTTATTTTCTGACTATATTCAAAGTTATTCTATGGTAAGTAATATATATTCAATCACTAGTAATCTTGAACTTATTAAATGGGTAAAAAGTATGAATAAAGACTTTTTCATAACAAACTTAGTAAGTCCTGAAGAAATGTCTACTACTGTTTTCAGTAAAGAAGTGAAAGATATGATAATGAAAAAATATAAACAAGGTCTTTTTGATCTGCAAGAGTCATTAACTGAGAGTGAACTTTCTAACATATTATCCACTCTTAAACATATGAACTCAAGAGATGATACACACAAGCAAAAAAGATTTAAACAAAAAACTATTAGATCTGATTTGTATAGAAATGAATCTTTTGAAGCGGTGTATCCAGAGTTGGCACAATGGTACATAAATATCTAGGCTTACCTCACGAATACGGAGTTGTAGATTGTATTGAGCTGATCAGAACTTTTTACTTACAGGAACTTAATCTTGATTTTCCTTTACCTAGCTACCCTAAATCAAAAGAATGGATGAAACATTTTTCGGCAAAAAATGTAGACGGCTGGGCATCGACATGTGCTGTAAAAGTTAAATTGACAGAGGCTAAAAACTATGATGTAATAGCGTATAAGTCATTGAAGTCAGATTGCATCATACACTTTGCTATGTTTTTACAACCTGTGCAAATGCTTCACGTAGAAGAAGGGGGAGTCTCACGTGTAGACCTTTTATCCGATTATTGGATAGATCGTTTACATTCTGTATATCGCCATGAAAAAATGGTATGAATCTTATATTAATTTTCCATACAAACACTTAGGTAAAAACCCTGAAACAGGCATAGACTGTTTTAACTTATGCTGTTATGTTTATGAGAACGAACTAGGCATTAAACTTCCCTATTCTACTGCTGACTTTTGTAATATTATCGATGAAAACTGGTATTCAAAAACTAATATGCAACTTTTTCATAAAGGTTTTACTGATCCTAAAAACGGATGGACTAAAGTTTCTGAACCAAAAGAATACGATATAATATTAATGAGTATAGGCTCTACTAATGTTACTAATCACTGTGCTTTGTATCTTGGTGATGGCAAAATATTACAAATCATGCTTTCAAGAACTAGTGGTGTGTATCCTTATCGAGGCTTTTTTAAACAATACACAACGGGAATATATAGATGGAACAGTTTTCTAAACTCTTAGACGAAATGAATGCTCATGCTTTGCAGGACTATCCCCGCGAAGCTGTTGGACTAATAACAAAAGATTTTAGATACATTCCCAGTAAAAACTTGAGCATGACACCTAAAACTACATTTTTTCTTGATCCAGTTGATTTAGTTAGGTACGACGGAAGCATTTGGGGTATATTTCATTCACATCCAGGTGACGAGCAACCTATTCCTAGTTCAGAGGACAAAGTTAGTGCTGCATTTCAAGAGTATAAATTTATTGTTGGCTTCAACAATAAATTTTACATATACTGGTTAGACCATGAAGTTGACGCTTTAAAATTTGACGAATTTAAGGAACTACATTGCAAGCTAGGTTAAAAATCCATTCAACATTAAATAGCTATTTTGAAAAAACTGAGTACAAGATTGACTTGGCTACTTTTGCTGATGTCATTCCTTACTTATCAGCAATGCACCCAAAATTTAAACACTATATGACTCAAATAGAGTATGGTGAGTCTCAGGAAAGCTTTTGTATCTTAGACAAAGATTTAAATATTGTTGATGAGCAAATGCTATTTATAAAAAAAGTAAAAGATGGTGATACTATTTACATCGCTCCTGCTATTGTCGGTGGTAGCGGTAAAAGAGGACTTCTTATTGCCGCAGCTTTTGCCATTGTTGCTGGTCCCGCTATTGCAGCACAGTTTGCAACTGCAGGTTCTGGGACTGCTGTAGCAGGTATTGGTGTAGGAGGTGCTGGAGAGGCTGCTTTAATTCAAAACTCAGTTGCAGCAAGTTCCAGCACTTCGATTTTTTCAGGTTTAGGCGGGTTTGCTATGAGAATAGCAGGTAATCTTGGCATGGCTCTTTTATCTTCTCTGTTCGTAAAAAAACCAAAACAACCGCAACAGAGAGACACAAATACTAGAGAGAATAGCATGTTTGGCTCTTTGCAAAATTCTGTCCAATCAGGAACTCCTATTCCGTTAATTTACGGCCATCACAGAGTAGCTGGACAAATGATAAGCGGTTATTTGGACTCCGAAGTTCACGGTAAAACAGACATTATCAAAGTATCGGAGAAGTTTTGAGCAATCTACAAAAATCATACGTATTTCATAATGGTCAAATAGTACCCCGTATCACTGGAGGAAAAGGTGGTAAAGGCGGCGGTGGCGGCGGCGGTGGTATATCTGAAGATCCAAACTCATTATTTTCTACTGATATTCTCTTTGTTACAGTAGGGTTAGGTGAAGGACCTGTTTATCGTATTAATCCTAATGGTCCTCAAGATATTGAGATTCAGGATGGGGCTATTGATGATCTTATTCTATTAGACGGAGACGGCTCAGAAGATACAGATAAATTTAAAACTCTTTCTTCTACTGGGACAACTGTTCAATCACCTTTGCCTGTCTTCGGTGAAGCTATTGTATCTCCTCAAAACTTTAAGTCTCCAGTAACCTTGAAAAAAGGTAACATTGACGGTATCCCTCAATCTAGAGTTTTATTACAAGATACTAGTCAAAATGATTGGGACGCTCTTAAATTTTTGTTTACACTAAACGGTCTTCAAAAAACAGAGAGCAATGGTAACATCAAGGGTCATAGTGTAACAGTTAAAATCACTGTTTTTGACCGTATTGGTACTACAGAAATAGCGTCCACAGAAAAAACTATCGATGGTAAGACAAACACTTCCTTTAAGTTTTCCGTAAAAGTAGAAATACCAGCTGCATCAAAAAGCACTGATGGTTATAAGTTTACTATTGAGAAAACTTCTAGTGATAGTGAATCTTCTTTGATAATAGAAAACATTCAATCAATAGGCTGGTTTGAGATTGAGAACTCGCCTCAATCTTATCCTCGCACTGCTCATATCGGTTATGCTATCAAGGCTACTAGCGAACACCAAGGTGGAATACCTAACTTTACCTCAATGGTAAAAGGCTTAATAGTTAAAGTACCTTCAAACTACAACCAACCTACTCTTTCTAATGGAGAGATTGACTGGAGACATATAGAAGTCCCAGAGTCAAAAAGAACTACGAACGGTTATTATCTGCAACAAGCTGGTCTACCCCTTTTAACTGCTTCTGGAAACGGTGCTACAACCGATATTCAAGGTCAAGGAATAGATATTTCAATAAGTACGGGTACTTCCTATTATACTTCTTTTAGCACAACTATTACTCAAGCTAACTCAGGATTCTCAGGCAATCAAACTAGTGGTAACTGGAATGTTATTAGAGAGAATGCTGGATCTGGTACTGGAACTTGGACAGCTTCTATCTTAGACGCCTCAGTTAACTTATCTGGTTCTATACTTGGTAAAGATTTAACTATAACAAAAAACGGTGTTAAAGTAGTTGGCTTAACAGCATCTACTGTAGCAAAAGGTTATGGACCTATTGAGTGTGATCCTGGTGATGTTATTGTTTGGACATGTTCTGGAGGTATAGGTGGTGGAGGCACTATCAACAGATCTCAAAGTTGGGCTTGGAGCGGTAGCGGTTACACTATTGGTTACACAACCAATACAAATGGTGGTGCATCTGGTACTGCTAACTCTCAGACAATAACTTTAACTAATAATAATGCTTCTAACTTAGATATTGAATTACAACCATCAGGCACTACAGGAATAACTACTGAAACCGTTGTTGAAGACGGTGATTCAGTAAATCTAAGATCAGCACTGTCTAGTACAGACGATGCATGGCAAGTTACTTTCGCAGTGTTGCCTGTGGGGGTAACTTCTGCAACTGTTAAAAAAGAAGCAGATCCTCAGATATACGTAGGTACTTGGGACGGTACTTTTGTTTATTCTTGGACACAAAATCCTGCATGGATTATATATGATATTCTAACAAATCAAACTTATGGCTTAGGTGTGCCAGAAGATAATATAGATAAATATAAGTTTTACCAAGTAGCGCAATACTGTGATGCTTGTGATGCAATAACAGGTAAGTTTATAGGTGTTAAAGGTCAGGCTGACGGTAGTTTCAGACACAAACCAAAAGATGAATTTACCAGTATTAGAGAAACGCTAGTCGGACTACCTAATGGAACTGTTGTAGACGAAAGAAGATTTGTTTGTAACACAGTTGTTTCTGATCAAGAACAGTCTATGGATTTGCTTAACACCATAACAGGTGCTTTCAGAGGATCACTAGTTTACTCTTTAGGTAAGTTGTCTTTGGCGATTGATATGCCAGAAGAGTATCCCTCTATGATTTTTAATGAGACTAATATTGAGACAGGTACTTTTCAGATTAGCGGTAACAAAGAGAGTGATATTCTTACAGGTGTAGATGTTAGCTATGTCGAACCTACAAACCACTTTAAAAGAGAAACTGTGCGCATTGATACAGTAGATGCTAATGACGGTACTGATAGAAATACAGTTGAAAACATTGCTAGCTTGGACTTGCCGACGGTAACAAGACGTAGTGAGGCTCTACGTTTTGCACAATATCAAATAGCTGCCTCTAGATATCAAAGAAGAACCATCAATTTTAACACAAGTACTGACGCACTTTCTTTATCTCCAGGAGACGTAGTATCTGTGTCTCAAAATATGTCTGGTCTTAATTTTGGTTTTGGCGGTAAGGTCGCATCAAACTCTGTAACAACAGCTGATAAAGCAAACGTGTTATTGGAACATTTTACAGAACCAACTCTAGCGAACACCACTTTTACAGCTAATAGTGATCCTTTAGCTCTTAGAATCATATCTATGGATGACGATAGGATAGACTTATATATTCTTAGTAATACTGCGTTCACTTTAACAAAAACTGATAATGTAGGATCAGGCTTTGATCTAGCAAACGTCTCTGTTGTGGCTAGGTTCAATCCTATCACTAAAGGTCTTGATGATTACACTACCTTCACATCTAATAATGCTCCTAAAAAAGGTGATCTATGGAGCATTGGCGAGTGGGTAAATCCTAATGATTTTTACACTTCTAAAGCAGGTAAACTATTTAAAGTTACAGACATTTCAAGAGACCCTGACCAAGAAAAAATTGTTGTTGGTGCAATAGAATATATTTCAAATATCTATGTTGATTCAGATACGTTTATTGACTATACGCCTACTGCTTATACAGACATAATCAGTCCTCTTTCAACCCCGCCTGTGCCTACACTAAACTTTAGAGCAGTGCCTCGTAGACAATATGATGGAAGTATTGTCACTGATGGAATAGTAGAAGTAACTACTGAGAGAGAAGACTATACTCAGTCTATTAAGAATGAGTTCTTTATTGCACGTCCTGATGATGCAACAATTGTTGATAACGCTTATTTAGGATCTCCTCTTAATATCGTTGTTAATAATGCAGACGTTACGGCTAACGGCGAGGTGGCCCAACTGATTGGTAAAAACGGTTTTTCTGGGTTTATTGGTGAACTAAGATTACTATGTACTGATGTGTCCGCTGTGGACTCCTCTTCTAATATTGAGTTTACTGTCAGAGGTTTAAACGATGCGTTTGATGAAAACTTTCACAAACATATATTAGATGTTAATGATAGCAGTTTCTTAGGTTTAAAAGGTGATGACGCTCTTAGGTTCCCCGTTAATGAAAAAGCATCTCAAGCAGGTAGAAGAAACTTTGTTGCTTTTGGCGGAGTAGAGTCAGAGCTTAGTTCTAACATAGTAGATTTTGATGTCAGTAATAACACTATTAAGATTGAAAATATCACAACAGCTAATCAGACTCTATTTGATAGAACCTTAAGTGCTCCATTCTTTGTAAAGATTGATCAACTACTAGACTCTCGTTACTATGACAATACTAGTTTTTATGTAACAGGCACGGAACAGACTTTTATAGAATCAGGTAACATTAATACCTCACTTGCTACACAGACTATAGAACTACCTGTAAAAGCTGAAGATAAAAACTTTATTAGGTTTAGCGTTGATGGGTTAGATAAATCAGCTGGTCAATATACCTATAATAAAAATGATGCATTAAGCGTTAACGCTAATATTCAATACTCTACGAGTCCTTCAGATACCTCTTTTAGAGTAGAAGTAGATCACTATACTGTTCCTACCATTGAAGTCGGAGATAACGTTATAACATCTTTCAATAATGTTTTCAGCGTTATAAATACCTCATACGACACATCTTCTGATGAGTACAACGTAGCTGCTACCTCAAATACTATTTACAGAGTGTATTTAGATAGGGAACCAGTTAATAACTTAGCAGGATTTCAGTTTACTAACATATCTCAAAATCCATCGGGGTCATTGGGTAATGTTATAGATAGTAATGCTACTTTTAACTATGATACATCTGCTTTCCCAGGATCATTTAACTTAGCAAACCATAAACTATATACTCTTACAACAGGCTCAGATTTCGAAAGATTTTCTATGCCTGAAGATAGAGTAATAAGAGATCTCGATCTAGGTATTACTTCGCTACGAGTTAGAAATAGAAATACAATGGGTAGGTTCTCTCCCTTTATAGAAAAATCTGTTACTGTAGAAGAACTGCCTATCCAAAAAGTTCAAGGTGTTGCAATAACTGAGTCTTTATATAGAGAACAAACAGGCGGTGTAGCTGTACGTGTAACAATATCTTTTGATCATATTGTAGGACAAGAAGTAACAGATTATGAGATATCTTATAAACTTGATGCTGTAGAAGATGTAGGCACTAATGATGGCGGTGCTGATTTGACTAGTTTCAATACTGTTAAGATACCTGCTACCGGAGTTGATGATGACGGTAAGATTAGATTTACAGTAAACGGTATTAACAGAGGTGTAACTTCTGGTAGTAACTTTATTACTTTTAGAGTTACCCCGTTGAATAAAAATTTAAGAGGAATAACTTCTATTCAAAGTTCTGCTATTATTGGTAAAACAGCTCCTCCTCTTAACGTGTTTAATTTTGGTGGCGGTCAGTCTGCACTTAACATCACGCTATTTTGGGAATATGAGCGTACTAATGATGAGCTAACAGACCTTGATTTAAAAGAAGTTGTTATTAGAAGAATACAAGGTACTCAAAGTGCTTCTGTACAAAACTTTATTAACGGTGTGCCTTTTGTTACAGTTGCTTCAGGTGTTAGTACCAAGACTTTACCTATTGACGCTTTTGGTACTTTTACTTACTTAGCTAGAACTAGAGATACTAGCGGTAACTTTAGTAATGATGTACAAGCTGTAACTATAACTACTACTAGACCGAAATCTTCTACTGTTGTTCAAGCTTATAACGAAGATGATCCTTCTACTGACTTTACAGATATTGTAAATACCAATACTGACGAAACTTTCTTCCCGTCGTTTGCTAACTCAAATACTGGTGGTTTAGCTATACATGCTCTGCCTACCTCATTAGTAGATAATGCTAACGGAACTTCCACAGGATTCTCAGCGGTTGCAGGCGAATCAACAGACTTATTAGCTGACAGCAGTGCTACCTACTTTACTCAAGTTAGAGATTTTGGACAAGAAGTGGAAGGTTTCATCAATATTGATATTGAAGGAACTCAATCTATTCAATCAACATACTTTGACCAACAAGAAACTATTTATTCAAGTACTATTGATGCTTCTCCTTCTAATGTTCTAGTTGACGATAGTTTTGGAGGTATTGGTCATAATCTGGGATTTGGTAACACTATTGTTACTAACTTTAGGTTTGACTCTAATAACCAGACTTTAATGAGCGGAGGCGTATCTGGAAACGTGTACGCTATATCTTTACCTGGTAACTTTACAGATGACGAGTCCAATGCCAATGCTTTTGCTTTAGTGGCGGGTACAATAAACGCTAATGCTATTGAGCTTGGTGAGACTTTCTTTGCAAACGGGGTTAGCACAGGCGGTAATACCCTTGCTAACCTTCAAGTAGCTGGTACAAGTTATGAACTTGTAAGTTTGAATCAGTATAATGATTTTGGGGGTACTGATACTTTTGTAGGATCTATCGGTGCTCTGACAACTCAGACATTTATTAGAATATCAACCGCTGATTCAGATACTATGTTCTTTGCTAACGGTAATGTAAACGTTGCTGCTTTTGTAGGAAGCTCTATCGATGACGGATTTAGAGCTTATACAGCAGGAAGTCGGACTTTCCAACACTTCCAAATAAAATATGTTATAACCAATAGTAAGCCTGATGAATTCGACTTTACAATTGATAAATTTAGGTATACTATAGAAAAGAATCAGGTCATTTTTACCGACACTGTAACTTATGATAGTAGTCCAAAGCTTTTTGATTATTCTGCACAAGGGTATAGCAGTAGACCTACTATACAGATACAGCCAATAGGCACTGCGACTGCTCAAACGGCTGTGGTTACTGCGGGTAATGCTAGTAATGCATCATTCCAACTTTATGATATTGAGAATAATGCAGTAGTACCAACAGATCAAAGCGTGCAAGTACAGGTGACGGTAACAGGAGTATAATGTGTCATTAATAAACTCAAACACATACATAGAACCTACTGCAGGTACAGCTCTTAATACAGCAAGAACCCAGTTTAATAACTCTCTTCGTTCTATCCTAACTAACTTTAGGTCCGAAGGCACTCCTGCTACAACTAATATACAAGCAGATGGAGCAGGTATTGGCGAACAAGACGGTATGCTATATAGAAGCGCTACCACTAATGCTCTTTACATATCTGACTCTGTACACGTAAAAGGAGCTCCCGTAGGAGGTAACTTTACCCGTGTTGGTATAGGTAATAGAGTTGAAAACGGTATTGCAGCTTTAGTAGCTAACTCTGCTTCTTATGAAATAGGGGAATTGGCAGCTACACCATCAGCTTCTGGTGGATTAGCTTCAAACGCACGTTTATATCTTATTACTGATAACTCTGGGGGCATGATTGACGTAGGTATACCTCCTACGAACGGATCAGTAACTAACTTGATGTTAGCTACTAACTCTATAACTTCTGACAGAATAAAAGACGGTAATGTACTTATTACTAAGGTAGACTTTACGTCTGCAACTGGTGATGGTTTAGTCGGCAAAGATGCTACATTAAAAATATCTTCAACTGTAGATGCTAACACTTCAATCGCTCTAGGTACACAAAATACAACCTCTAATGTAGCTTTTGTTTTTGCGCCTAGATTCTCAGGGGTGGAATCAGGATTTAATGCTCTTGATCAGGCTAAAAACTATGTACCAGTAGCTTCTAATCTAGCTTTGCAATCTGCTATTCAAGGCGGTACTACGATACCTGTTCCTATCGTGCCAGCAGGTTCTATTATGGCATGGTCAGGTAGCACAGCACCAGATGGTTGGTTATTATGTGACGGTACTGCTGTAAATCGTACTACCTATGCTGCTCTTTTTGCCGTCGCTGGTACTGCTTATGGTATTGGTGACGGTTCTACTACCTTCAACGTACCTGATGCTCAAGATAGAGTTCTAATAGGTAAAGGCACTAATAATGGTACACTAGGAACTCAAACAGGATCTTTATCAGCCTCTTCGCAACTGACCACAGACGCTGATGGTGACGGTGACTTAACTGTCGGAACTAAAACAATCGATGATACTTTATCAAGCGGAACAAAAGATGTTACACAGGTTGATTTGGCAACAACTGTAACTCAGGCTTCTCATACTCACACTGCAACAGTCCCCTCTTCTGTAGTAAACTACATAATTAAAACTTAGGAGATTTTATGGAATATGTTAAGATATTTTTAGACGAAGAAAAACAAAATGTTGGGTTTTTTACGTATAGAGATTTATCGCTAGGAAAGATGGGATCAAGAATTGAAAAGGCATTTCCTTTAGACGTTCTTGCAGAACACGAAACTCATATCTATGAGTTGATAAAGGACGATATTGTTGGTATTTATTTTGAACAACGAAGAGACGGTTCTATCGTTGCTAACAAGATTAACTGGGACGACTCTACAGATCCCCTAGAAGACGATCAGCAGACTTACTTGGTTAACTTATGCAAAGAAATTTGTGTTGATAATAAGTATGACTCGTTGAATGCTCCTCCAACAGTAGAACAACAAGTTGAAGATTTTATTAAAGAGTTTTTTGAAAACGACGAGGAAGAACCCTTAGAACAAAAAGACTTTTTAGCTGAGTTCTTTGCAGAGCTTGAAGAGGACGAAAAAAATGATTGATTGGCATCATCTTAAAAAAGCAAATACTAACTATTTTGCTCATATGATTGTTGCCGTATATTATAGTTTTTTAGGTTTGTTTGTTTTTATGTTAGGTATTATACATGCTATTTTTCCCTTTTTATTTGGATTTACTCCTTATAAAATAGCTAAAAAAATAACAGATGGAACTGAAAAGAACTTTATTAAAGGAGAGTAAATGCCTTTAACTCGGGTAACTACCAGCGCTATTGGTGCAAACGCCATTAGCGCAGATAAAATGCAAAACAGCTCTATTTCTACTAGGCATTTTCAACCTGGTACGATTACACTTGGGCTACTTGAGGCTAATGCTAACACAGTAGCAGTAGAGACACGAGTTAATGCTAATCTTGACGTTCTACAAGACAATGTTGATATCGTTTCTTCTAATGTATCAGCAGTTGAATCAAGACGTTTACAGAACACCACTACATTTACTACAAATATTAACACAGTCTCCTCAAATGTCGATACAGTATCTTCAAATACTACTGATAACCAAACAAATATTAATACCGTTTCTTCAAATGTTGATACCGTACAAGATAACGTGGCTACGTTATCAACAAACGTTACGGGTATTATTGATGGCACAACACAGTTTACTGACGATAAAATTTTTCAACAAAATGTAACAGTACAAGGTAACTTGATTGTTGTAGGTTCGCAAGTTGATCTTGGAGTCGGTACTGCTACTATTGACGATAACTTTATTGTAGTATCTGCTAATCTTACAGGAACCCCCGCTACTGATTCTGGTATTATTGTAAACCGTGGTTCAGAAGGTAACGTATTTATTGGTGATCATATCGCAGAAGACGGTATAGTATTTGCTTTATCTCAGTCTCCTCACGATAACGCAACAATAGCTATCCAAGAATATCTAGATGTGCATGCCAATGCATTCCACGCAGAATCTGGTATGAATTTTAGCCGTGTACACTTTTCTCATGTAGACGACGAATCTACTGGTATTTTGATTGATACTACTAATACACACATCAAGTTCATTGTAGGTGGGTCAGAACAAGCTAACCTTACAAGTGGGGGTAACTTACACTTAGCCCAAGGCTCTATTCACTCTGGTAACCTAAATGGAGGCAACCAGATTGACCTAGATGATGATAGTTTAGCTGATAGACAAAACTCAATAGTAATTCGTTCTCTTCAGTCTGTTGGTATGTTCCTTGATTGGAATGATTCTGAAGGTGGTAACTTTTTTAATATTTATGATGCCGAAGATGATCCAAACAACGTAACAAAAGATGACGGCTTATTCTCAGTTCGTGATACAGGTGACGTGTTTGTTGATCAATCTATTAATATTGGTACTACTGCAAACGTTAACGGAGTCGATCTAGTATCAAACGACTTTGTAACCTTTACTAGACTTAACGCAAACCTAAATGTAGTATCCTCTAATGTTGTTGGAGCAGAAACAAGACTAAATGCTAACCTTGATATAGTACAAGATAACGTAGCTGCTATAGCAGGAGGAGGAGTACTTCTTACCCCCTTCAATAATGTGAACACTGCAACAGGAACTTCAAACGTCTTCTTTATAGGCCAAGACGTAGCAGCACACGCAAATATTACTACGGTATCTTTAGACGGTATAGTCCAACCTAATACAGAATTTGTTCCCAACTTTTCTAACGATACTATTCAATTTAAAGATGCTAGCATACCCTCTGGAACAATTGTAACAATAAACTCGTTGGCCTGATGAAAAAATATAGACAACTAACTACAGAACTTACATTTAGATGTAATGCTAAATGCCCAGCCTGTCATCGCTGGAAAGATCTGCGTATAAATCTCAATGATCCTAAATATACTATTACTCTTGATAACTTCAAAAGATTGTTTAACAAAGAACTTTTAAATGGTTTAGAATGGCTAGTTATCAATGGTAACTTTGGCGATTCTGTAATGAACAAACAGTTTCGTGACATTATTTCTTATGTTAAAGAACAAGACACTAGGATTTTAATACATACCAATGGCGGAGTTCATGGTCACGATTATTGGACTGACGTAGGTAATATACTTACCAAGGATGATATTATAAACTTCGATCTAGACGGTTTACAAGATACTCACCACATATATAGAGTTAATACTCAGTTCGATAAAGTTTTTTCTAATGCTCAGTCTGTGATAGCTACTAATAGACCTCAAGTGCATTGGAAATATATAGTTTTTGAACACAATAAGCATCAAGTTGAAACTGCAAGACAGATAGCTATTGATGCAGGTTTTACTACTTTTTCTACAGTGAAAACTTCTAGAGATATTTTTGCACCTAAAAGCGGCTCATTTGTCCATGCTAAAAAAACTGATGCCTATTTAAATGCTGAAAAAAAGATTAGATGCGTGTGGGGAGATTGGGGTAAGTGGTATATATCTCCTGAAGGTCTGGTTTTTAGATGTTGTTGGACAGGAGGTCACTATTATGATGAAACAAATGAAAAATTTTATTATCCTCCTAAATTTGAGCGTATGTTTAACGGTTTTGAAGTTCCCATCCAAAAAATAATAAGTTATGATTATTGGAGTAAGTTACAACAATATTTACAAGGATATGATAGATCTTTTAAACTATGTAAGTCTCAATGCGGTAAAATAGTATCCTCTATAGAAAAAACAGAAGATAATCTTAAAACAGGCGAAAAAACATATTTTGATGCTTACAATCAGAATGGAAACTAAATGAAAGTTACTAACAAAGTTGGAAAATTTAAATTTTTAAGATTCCCTAACAGGGGTCCTAGGCAGAATAAGAAGATATCTAAGCTTGCTACTTCTGGAAAATTAAGTTATCCTACACTTGAGAAATTTATTAATAAAGAACGTTCGCTCGGGTATCCAATAAGATATTCTAAGCCTATCGGTTTTAAAAGGAAAAGAAGATGATTAAAAATTTAAAAGACTTAATAATAGTATTTTTAACAGGTGGAGTGCTAACACTTTTAGGAGTGATTATAATTGGAGATTATTACGTTGCTCTTATAGAGAACAGACCAGTTGACGAAAGCGTAATTACTCTTATGAAGATGAGTTTAACAGGGTTGATTGGCATTATAGC